CTGCGGCTGGCGGAGCCACAGTAAATGCTTCATCTGGTTTCGTTGGCGGAACTATTACCTATCAGGATGCAACTTATGGCACGGTATGTGCCAACATTGATGCTGCGACTGAGACCAAATGGAGAAATTATGCTGCGTTATATACCGAGGTTAATAACGCCCTATTGAAATCGTTTAGATTGGCATTTATGTACACCAATTTTAAAGCACCGTTGTTTGTAAATGACCCGTCTAATAAACGCCAAGCGGCAAAAAGAGTGTATACTGATTTTGACACCGTTGCGGAATTAATGAATCTGGCAGACCAGAGAGATGATAATGTAACCGGCAAGGAAGTCCTCGGTAATATCCGAGTTGACGATGCCGGACTGGTTACATTGAATCGGTTGCCGGTTGTCGGTATTCCGCAGTTGAACGGTGCAACGTATACTCCAATTTATTGTGTAGATTTTTCTAAGTTTGTGCCTGTTATCCATGATGGTTACTGGATGGAAGAGAAAGAACCAATGGTCAGCAGGGGTCAGCACACGACTTACACCGTATATCTTGACGGTGCACACAATAACCTTTGTCTTAACAGACGCACATGCGGTTTTGTTATGCACAAGGCTAGTTAAGGAGAAACTGACAATGAGTACAAAAGGTATCACAAAAGTTGTAGAGTTTCAACAGGGAGACGTAATGCTGGCCGAAGGTAACTGGGACCTCCTATATGACGTTTCAGCAACTAAACACCCCGATTTCAATATTGGAGATAGGGTTAAACTGCCCGATGGTAGGGAATTTGTATATTCCTATTCTGCCGCAGCTTGTTTAAGCGGACAGGGTTGTGAATTTACTAAGGCCGGATTATATGGGGCAGTTGCAAGTGTGGCGGGCGTTGTAGGTGATAGGCAAATCGCAGTTGCGGCGGGGACTCACGATGCCATTACAAAAGATGAATTGCGTGGTGGTTATGTAGTAATTCATACTGCTGGTAATACCCAACAGTTTAGGGGAATTATCGGTAATGATGCGGCAGTTGCAAATGCGGCCATTAAGGTCTACTTAGATGCACCATTGACTGCGGTTGTGGCTGTTACCATTCTAATAGAGGTGTTCCACAATCCGTATGCTGCTTTACAAACAGGGGCTAATGTCGGGTACGCTAAAGCTGGTATTCCAGCCGTGTATGTATCTGCGGCATCGAAATATTTCTGGTGTCAGATTAAGGGATTCTGTTTTGCGGCCCCTCAGTCTGGTATTACTGGAAAGAATGTAGGTGCCTGTTGGAGACACGATGGTTCGATAGATACAATGGATAATGGTATTGAAGATTCTGCTTTAGTTTCTTCCCAATATGCGGGGCATCGCATTGCGGGCACCGCAGACCTGGTTGGTCCACTGTTTTATTTGAATCCGTAAGTTAGTTCGTATGTCCTTGTGCCACTCTTTTTAACGAGGGGGTGGCACATAGGACTTTTATTAACCCCTTGTTAAAAGGAATAAAACATGAAGATTAATTTTAACATCGAACTGAAAGACATGGATGGAAAACCAATAATGGAAGCGAAGGACAAACCACTTATCCTGGATAAGGTTTGTGTTAATGCTATTTTATCTGAAATTCCCGATGAAAAAACTACCGGGGAACAGAAATTACAGAGATTTCAATTAGCCAAGAAAATATACGGGAACGGTGAAATTGATGTGTCCGCCGAGGAAATTGTGTTGATAAAAGATAAGGTGGGGAAATTATATTTGCCGTTGGTAGTCGGGCAAGTCTTTGAATTATTGGAATCATGAAAAATAATTGCCGAAAATGTGGTATTGTTCTGACTGACGAGAATACTAAAAAGTACCGTTTGAAGAAAAAAGATTATGTTTGTAATGATTGTGGTAGAATAGAACATAAGATTTCTCGAAGGAAATGTTATAAAAACCCAGAAAAACGCAGAAAGTTTGAAGAAACAACTTTAAAGTGGAGAGTGTCCCATCCAGATAAAGTGAAGGCAACATCACGAAGAATGGTGTGTAAGAGGAGGGGCATTTCCGTGAAAGAATTTGATAGTCTGTATCTAAAACAAAAAGGGTGTTGTGCCATTTGTAAGAAACACAGTTCTCAATTAAAACGTACCCTCAATATAGACCACGACCATAAAACTGGTAGGATTAGAGGATTGTTGTGTAATCCATGTAATCTTAGGTTAGGTACTTTAGAGGATGAAAACTTTCGTAAAGCAGTAGAAAATTACTTGGGAGACTTATAATGTCAGAACCTACACTTAGTGCCTCGTTCCAAGAACTTATCACGAAAGTGGCCAGGGAGGCTGGGATTGCATATTACTCCTCTTCGGGTCAATCTAAAGCACTTTGTCCTATAGATGTCCACGACCTCGAATTGGTTAAGGAAATAATCAACGATGGTATCAGGATGTTTATGGCTGATGAACCCCCGACCGGATGGCGGTGGAGACGTAGACTTGCTTCGATTGCAGTTACAGGAACACGTATAACTGGAACGGCGGATTCCGCGAGTGCTACAACTATCGTGGACTTAACCCTTGCGACTACATACAACTATCTTCACTATGTGGGGACTTGTACTGTTTCGGAATTTTCAGTGGGAGAAACAGTTGTTCAGGGTACTTCTAATGCTACAGGTTTAATAACAGCGATTACTGCGACCACATTAGATATTACCATTGTAAGTGGTACTGCGGATAAAACCCATAATTGGACTCATGGGGCACACACCTTTACTACCTCATCTGCTGTGTTTCCTCTAGAAGGTTATTACATTTATATAACAGATGGAACAGGTGAAGGCAGTTATGCAGTTATAACAGGATACAATGCCTTAACTGGGGCAATTACTGTTGCCGATTGGCTAACTCAGTACGGAAATGCAGGTGGCACAGACCCAGTTACACTTAGTACCTTTGCAATTACTCCAATAGAAACTGTTGGTGGAAATATAAGCCGTTATCCGCTCCCCGAATATTTTAATGGAGAAATAGACGGTAAAATAGAATATGCCGAGGATTCTAATATATCCAGTCCGATTGATTGGAGAGATGAATCTTTTATCCGGTCCAGACGTGCGATTTCTGCGGAAACAGGTTATCCACGATATGCCGCGATTAGACAATTAGAACCGTTGGCCGGTGGAACACTCGGACCGAAACGAAGATTGGAGTTAATCTTAGACCCGTCTCCATCGGCAGATGTTACATTGGAATTTCCTTATACTGTTACTTTTAATAAATTAGATGCGGAGACAGGAGAGGCAGATACTAGCGGGACTCCTGATACTACTCTTGTAGATGCGACAAGAACCGAAGGAGATACCTATTTTGTAGGGTGGAAGATAACTATAATCGATGGTACTGGAAAAGGAAGTTATGGTATAGTTACTGTTTACACGGGTTCTTCAGGGACATTTACTGTTGCTGATTGGCTCACGTCTGCGGGTGCAGGCGGGGGCACGAACCCAGGAGCGAATAGCGTTTATTATGTAGAACCATTAAATAATTTACACCCGTGTGGACACAGATTTGACGAAGTAATAATTGCTGCATGTATGTCTAAGGCACAACAGAGAATTGAAGAAATGGCGACCTCTAATTACGTAGAGGAATATCATAAAAAGGCGTTGATGCAAGCCTATAAAATTGATTCCAGATTTGCACCAAGAACTTTGGGAAGTATGAATAAAAGAAGAATAGTTTCTAGAATAAGAAATAGTAATTACGTAGAATTTAATTAGGAGAAATAAAATGTCCGAGTTTAATATTGCTCACACGCTAGCAAATATGGTTGCTGCTCCTGCGGGAACGGCCACACCAAAGGTTATTTTTAAGACTGAGGATGGAGTATTGTTCTGTTATGGTACTGCTGCTGTAAATGTGGCTCCTTTGACAACTGCTAGTATATACGCACCAGGTTGTGTATATATTAAAATAGTAGCGGCTGGAACTTCAGTCCTTTATCTCAACACTGGTACTTTCGCATCACCTAGTTGGACCGACCAGAAATAATTAAAGGAGTACAATATGGAATTGTATTTTCCCGTACTGGGTTTATACGAGGGAACTCCCGTAGAAAAACAACCCATTAGAACCTCTCCGCATCTACAAAACGTCAGACCTACTGACGTAAGTGATGAGAGGATACGGGGAGGTCAACGCCCAGGATTGGTAAAGGCTTATGATACTCAGATTGGCGGGGACCACCCTGTACTGGTCATGGTACAAATTGCAACTACATATATAACACCGGAATAATGTATGGTTTGGCCTGAAACACGACCTATTGCGTATGACCCCGAATTATTCTGGGACGAGGATGCAGGTACTTGGACTGGTGTTGATGCCGGTGGCAGCAGATATAAAATGCAGGTTGTGGTTGTCGGACAAAACGATATTGGTGAAGGTGTGATTTATTTTGGTGCGATATAATGTACTTAAATAACATAGTGGTAAATCTTACTTACAATGGTGAACAACAATTAAACACTACAGTTCCTGTTTCTAAATGGTGGCAACTATACTATCCTAACTTTGCGTATGAACACAATTTCGCCTGGTTTGTTTGGACTGATTTGTGGTGGGTATATTATGGCGTTTTAGATAATACTTGGGAACAAACTGTTGAGGTGATTCTCTATAAAAAAATTGAAGGAAACTGGGTTTTCATAGAAGATATATATGTGGATTTGGAGTATCCCTTACCAAGTTCCTTTGAGAGTGGGGGTTATCTAATTGAGTTTACAGGTCTCCCTACAAGTTCCCCAACCTTTTTTATATCAGATATACAACCACTGACTCTTTTAATTAAATGTTATGGAGAAACGGTATATGATGGGATTGCTGCTTCCCGATATTGGGATGGAATTGACGATATTGTTCTCGAAAATTGGACTTGGCATGACGGCGGCAATTATCCTTGGGGAGGTGCGACTTTTATTTATTCTCCTTTAAGTGATAGTTGGGAGTTCTGGAGTTATTTTGGTTATCAAGAAGGAAATGGGAATCCTGCTCCTTCTTTACATCTCGAATTTAACGATGGTGCGATTACGGTTGATTTTGGGAATTTAATAACTTCCTATCCACGATTAACACCCTCTAAAGCCTCAAACCCTACACCTACTGATGGTGCTGTTGATGTTCCCAAAAACATTACTCTTTTTACTTGGGAAATTTAGATGATATTGTCAAAAGTATATTTTAATGGAATTTACCGGGGATATACAGAAGGTACGCAAATTGGTGTAAGTAACTGGAGTTTGCGATATTATAAATTATATAATTGGAGAATTGATACCTACGACACTGAGACTGAACTAACTACAACGGGTGATACATGGGTTTTTACTACAAAAAAATCTCCTAGTAGTTTTGATAATCCTCGTCCAGATGATTATGACCCCGATGATACTTGGAAATACGAAGATGGAGATTACGAATGGTCTGACCTTGCAGTTGCCGGTGGTGGAAGATATAAGAATAGAATTGTGGTTGTAGGACACAACTGTCTCTACTTTGGAGACCTTTAAATGGCCTCACTTACATTATTAGAAAGTTCGCATGGATTTATTGCCGGTGATTTGGATACCAGCGGGTATGTGGCAGTAACTCCAGCATATCAAAAAATTTATTTCGCAGATGGTCGTACCCCAGATAATAAAGGATTTCATAAACTAGATTTTATAAATACTAAAATAACAAAACAGGCGACTGTTGCTTTTATTAAAGGAGAGGTTGTTACCCAAACGGGTGGTGCAAAAGGAATTTATGATGAATGTCTTGATGTGAAACTTACTGGGAGTTTAACTGGAACTTTTGTTGTGGGGGAATTAGTTACACAGGCCGTTTCAGGAGCTTCTGGATTCGTGGCATATATTGGTTCTGGTTACATAAATGTTTATCCCATCGGAAAAGATGAAGATGGACAACCGATTGCATTTGTAACCTCTCAATTAATAACAGGTACTCCAAGTGGTGCTACTACAACTCCATCGGCAGTATCAAGTTCAGGTGAAGGAATGTTTCATTTTATTTATAGAACCACGACAGTTGAATTTGACACTACTAACACTATAACAGGGTCCGATAGTGGGGCTACTTTAACTTCTACATTAGTGGTTACTGCACCTCCGCATTGGCTCCCCTGGGTTTTAACTGTGGGAAAATTTCCTGATGGCGGTTCTAATATAATGGCCCTATGTTTTGGCCGGATATTTATGAACTCCATAAGTAATCCTCATCATTGGCTTGCTACTAGGGCTGGAGACCCGTTAGATATGGAAATGTCCCAGGATGACGTGGGTACTGCCGTATCTAGTCAGACCTCAAAGGCAGGATTGGTGGGAGACCAACTTGTTGCATTGGTACCTTATAAGGACAACTATTTAATTTTTGGTTGTCTTAATGAAATGTGGGTATTACGTTCTGACCCAGTCGCAGGAGGAGTCCTTACTAATATATCTAAAGAAACAGGAGTTTTCAGTAATACTGCGTGGTGTTGGGACGATAAAAATAACTTGTATTTTGTGGGGATGGATGGAATATATGTGCTAAATTCGGAGGCCATTATAAATGCCTCTTCTCCTACTAATTTGACTAAAGAGAGAATACCTAAATTAGTATCTTCATTGGCCCTGAATAGACGGACAGATAGAATTACTATGGCCTATGATAAAGAACGATACGGTTTAAACGCAACCATATCACAACAGGACGGGGCGTGGTCTGTTTCATTTTTTGTGAATTTAAGACCAATAAATGTCGGTGGAGTTGAAATTACCGGCGGAGTATTCCCAGAAGTATATCAGACAGAACACATACCTGCTTCTATGTCATTTTTTAATAGTAGGACAAAGGAACAACGTGGTTTATTGTTTGGTTGTTACGATGGTTATATAAGGAAATTTGACGACACTGAAATGTCGGATGATGGTGATAACGCCATTAATAGTTTTGTTACGATAGGTCCGATTTCTAACAGTGAAAAAGGCAAGTCATCGGTTAAGGTGTCGGATATTTCTGTGGTTCCGGGTGTAGATACTGATAGTATCACCCTGGAAGTATTTTCTGGAGATTCATCGGAGGAATTGATAGATAAGATTATGAACGAAGAGAATCCTACAGTTTCCAAGGTACTCACCGGAGATAAATCCTTACCATCTTTGAGGAATAAAGTAATAGGTAGTGCTATAGGGATTAAATTAAGCAATAATAATGTTGATGAAACCTGGAATATAGAAAAGATAAACGCTGAAATAAATATACTCGGAGGTAAATAACATGGCCATTAAAACTCCGCCAAAAGAAAAAACTAGTTTAGAAGAATACCAGACAGCAATATCACACTTGAATAAATTGGTCAAAATGTATGCTCCTGGTGGAACTTATGGGGCGGGTCAATATGCTACCATAGAATCAGAGGCAAAAAAAGCCAAAGCTGAATCTCTTGCCGGTTTGGTGGCTTCTGGAATGAGTAGTGGTACAACTGCGGCAGGATTAAGGGCCAGATTAGGAAAAGACATTTCTACGGCTAAATTGGGCGTGGAAGACGTTAGAACCGGAAAGTATGGAGAGGCTCTGACAGGATTGGCCGGACTTAGGGCCGCACTTGCTGAACGTAAAGCACTAACAGAAGAAAGAGAATCAGAAGAATTTTATAGAATATCTGCTGAGAATAGGGCGAGTACCGCCGCTAATATAGCTGAATCAAATGCTAGACTTTACAAAGGAACTGCCTGGGACCCGAATAGAACCCCTGTTGTTAGTGGTGGTGGCGGAACTACGACAGGTGGTGAAACTACGATAGGTGGTGGTGGTGGTAAAGGTGGAATTGGTGGAATTGGCGGACAAGATTATGTTTACTCCCTTGGTGGTGAAGGAGAACATTTTGCCGACCCCACTCTTGGTTTATCACCATTAACCCCAATGACAGAGGCAGAAATGGGTAAATTTGGGATTACATCTACTCCTGGTTATTCAGATGTCTATAAAGGAATAGTAAATGAAGCAACAGGAGGTTATTTAGGTGGTTTGAAAACTGCGGCGAAAAAATATCCTTTTAATTTATAAGAAATAATTATGCCTATAGGTCCAAACTACACTCTGATACCAAATGACTGGATTGGTCTGGAAATTATATTTAACGACTTAGTATCCAGGTTTGTAAATAGTAATATTAGTACACAAGAATTAACGGAATTATCCCACGACCAAATACACGGTCTTGTTGGTTCAAACCACACGGTTTCTGGACTGACCACTGGACATGTCTTAAAGGCATTGAGTGCCACTACTTTTGGATTTGCTGCGGCAGGATTTGTGGAAAATGAATCTGACCCGGTTTATTCCTCTTGGTATAATTCTGGAAATCCCACACTTACAGGATTAACCTTAACTGGATTTTCTGGTGTATTAAAAGCAACTGCCGGAGTAATTTCTACAATAACAGATAATTCTGCAAATTGGAATACGGCTTATTCCCATTCTCAAATAGTAACAGGGAATCCCCACAGTCTTGATTATACAGATATAGGGTTATCGGCGAATCAGGTTATAGATTGGACTGCGAATACCGCCAATAATTTTCTTATTTCTGGCACTCTTGGGGCAGGTGCAATAACAGGAACGTCTTTTATAATCGGTGCAAATACTCTCGATACTACCGAATGGGCGTTACTTGACGGTGTTACGGCAAACAAACTTATTGATTGGACTGCGGCAAGTTCGGCTTTCAGCACTTCTTCGACAGGTCATTTCGGAGGGGCATTAGATACGGGCAGTAATTTGACTATTGATGGAACAGTTGGGATAGGAGTTACGCCATCACCTACAAGAGCAATATATATAGGTTCGTCTTTTTCATCTACAAGTATTGTGCAAGGTGTGGCCGGTATAGTTACACAAACAAGAACAGGTATCGCTCCTGGTAGTACTGTGGGATTAAATTTTCAGGCTTTTTGGACTCCATCTGGACTAATGGGTGGCAATAGAACAATGGCATTATTTGCGGGGGCAATAGCGGGTTGTACTGCAACTTCATATATTAACGAAATAAATAATATGACCATTACAAAAATGGTCGGGTTTTCTACATTTAGTGGTTCTACTTCATTTCTTTGTTTGGCAAAAGGGTCTGGAGCAACTGGAACGGTAACGGCGACCAATGTTTATCACTTTGAAGCAAGTGATGTTAATGTTTCCAATGATGGCGTGGCAACAACACAAACGGCCTTTTACACTCCTGCAATGACAGCAGCAACAACTAACTGGGGTTTGGGAATAAATACCCAAAGTTATATAAACGGAAATTTAAGACTCGGTTCTACTGTTGCCCCGACTTGTGCTTTATCATTTGCCGATGCCAAGGATATAAATTTTGGTTCTACAACGGGGACTAAAATAGGAAGTACCTCAACTGAAAAACTTGCTTTCTGGGGTAAAACTCCCGTAGTTCAACTCGCAAAAGCAAGTTATAATAACTGGGCGGCTTTAGGCGATGTTGTGAACGCCTTAGTTGCTCTCGGACTGTTTGATACAGCATAAAGGATATTAAAATGCCCGGATTACAATTTAATACGTTGCCTGCCGATATAAACGATAATCCTTTTTCCATTTTAGATGTTCAACTAAAACGATTGAATGAAACTACTAAAATCAGGGAAAATGAACTTAGAACCAGACGCTTGACACCACAGGATTATACCAATGAGGTTTATTCTTTACAGGATAATTATGCCAAACAAGTTGGTCAGTTAAAACAACTTAGAAATAATATGCAACAAGTACAACTTTTGGTAAATGCTAAACATATTTCTCCAGAAGAAGGTAAGAAAGCAATGTGGCGTATGGTTTTACCACCGGAAACTGAACGGGCAATGTTTCCCACTGTTTCGGCGGAAAAACCAGCAATAACCCCTACTGAAGCGGCGACTGGGTTTGTGTCTAAAATAGCCGAGGGATATATAACGAAAACAAAAGGATGGGGCAAAAAAGAAATCGAGGACTTACTTCCACGTTACAAAGAATTTCGTAATGAAATGGCAGTTTATTTTAATAAAAATAATTACGAAGAATTATTGCCGGAGGACCGAAAAAAAATAGATATGACATGGGATATGAAAACCAGGGAATTAGGTGAAACTGAGTGGGACCCACAAGATTTCAGGATACAGGGATTAAGACCAACAGGAACTTTAGAAAGAGCCGCGAGAAAGTTGGTTAGTCCTATTGCGGCATCAATACAGGAAGAAAGACGTAAAAAATCTATGGGATTAAGATTTCCGTTACAGGAGATTTTAACTACGGCACCCTGGAAATTGGGGAAACAAGAAGTTTCTACAGAACCTAAAACGTTGGATGAAACTACTGCTAGAAGAATATTACAGGAAGTTGGTGGAGATAAGAATAAAGCACGTGAATTAGCCAGACAAAGAGGATACCAAATCTGATGCCCGATATTTTTGATACGTTGGTAAAAGAACCTGTTGATATTTTTGATGAAATATCCCCACGACAAACTGGGGATATTTTTGATAGGGTGTCTAAGGTTCCAGAAGAAATAACTCCTGAGATTACAGACTTGGCTTATGAGGAATATAGAAAGACCGTTGCCCCGATACCAGGTAAACGTGTAATGGGTTATACCCGTGAATCATTCGCCACTCAACCTGAACTGGTTAAACAGTGGACTGGATTAATAGCCAAACCCCGTACTCATCTCCAAAAAATTAGTGAGGTATTTAAACGAGGTCAAGAATCCTTTAACATAGACCGTGCTTATACCAGAGCAGATTTGTTTGGAGAAGGTAATGTTGATGAAATCTATAAACAGAAAAAATTGCAGGATACTAGAAATCAATTAGACCCTATTGAAGGAAAAAACCTGTTTGAAAAGATGATTTATGGTGCTGCGGGAAGTGTCCTACCAAGTATTATAGAGGGAGTCAAAGGAGCCGTACCAGAAATGGTTGCGGGTGCTGGTACAGCCGCAATAGTCGGACAATTAGGCCCCCAGGCATTATTACCAGAGGAAACCATTACTGTTCCAGTTGGAATAGCCGCCGGATTTAAAGTAGGTAGTGCTTATGTATGGTGGGAACAAGGAACCGGCGAAATGCTCATGGAAATGAGAGATACAGGAATAAGAGGTAATATCCCCAAGATTATTTCTAGTGCGGCGGGAATTGTTTACGCCCGTATTGAGCAGACACAGTGGGAACAACTTACACCAAATTTAAAAACCACTTTAAAAGATATAATTAATAAATCGTTGATTAAATTTGCTGTACAGATAATAAAGAAATATGGGGTTACAGTAGCTACCGAGACTGCTGAAGAGGTTGAACAACGAGGATTGGCAATAGTGGCTAGAGAAGTGGCCAAGTTTTTTACGGGGCATAAAATAGCATACGACAAAGATACTTTATTAGCATACGTTGAAGAATTGGGAACTACTGCTAAAGAGGCAGCAATTTCGATGGCTTTGATGCCTTTACCAGGGGCTATAATGGAATTATCTACTGCGAGGCAATTTATAAATCCCATAACCCCGAAGACTGTCCCAGATATAGTTACGACTTCTACAATAAAGGATGTAATTAATGAATCTACTGATTTAACTGATACCCAGAAAGACATAGGATTAAAATATATTGGGGATATTGAAACCAGGATAGTTAATGAAGTTGTTGATAAATTCCCTGAACCTATAACTGACCAGGAATCCCTGGAACGTCAGGGTAATGCGATAAAGGAACATTTGGGAATTACCCAGGATGTTAAATGGGTGTGGAATACTAGAAAAGTAAAAGGAAGGATGGGTTATTACAGGGCAAGGGCCGGAATAATAACTATTATGGGTCAATCCGAGGAATTTACTAGAGATGTAGGACGTTTTTGGACCAGACCAGGAGTGTGGGAAAATGTCTCCAATAAAACACCTGGGCAGTTAAATCAGGACTTGCTTAAAAAAACAATAGTACATGAAATAGGACATCCTGTTAAACCGCCCATTATAGGCGAGGTAAAATGCCAAGTTCATCATTCCGAATTTATAAAATGGGTAAATGAAAATGTTAAGAAATTAACCGAAATAAAAGAAAAGAAAGTCCCTGTGGCAAGGTCAGAGGCAATAGGACCTACGGTTGGTATTACTGAAGAGATGACGAAAAATACGACTGAATACTTTTTTAATAAAGAAAAACCCATAAAAACTATGACTATGGTGGAAAGGATAGACAAAAATGTTCCACAACGTAAGATAACACTTGAAGAATACAAAGACAGGTTGTTAGTACAAGAAGGGCAACAGATAAGAGTTTTAGAGTCTCAACCTGATGTCCCGCACGAATTAGCAAAAATGGCTATAATACGAGCAAAATTAGGTGAAATAAAACTTGCAGAAGAAGAACTGCAATCAGCAAAGACATTTGCTAAAAAATATAAAACTACTTCACCTTTTATAGATGAGGCTGGAAAAACAATACAAGAAGCTAAACAAGTCCTTGCCGAATATCCTGAACTAGAGAAACCAGAAAAAGTTACTGAAGAAATGCCGATAGAAGAAAAACGAGTTCCCGGTGAACCCAAACCAAAAGGATTAAGACGCAGACAGGCATTAATTATGGGTCATAAAATACCGGCAATGTTAAATTGGACCGAGGAACAACGCCGGGCATTTAATAAACAGGTTACTGGCAAAGAATCCATGAAGGACATGAATCTGGGGGAAGTCCGTAAGGTTGCCGAGGGTTTAAAATTAGAGGCAGAAAAGGCCGGAATAAAATATGAGGTTCCTAGGGCATCTGAGATTAAAGACATTATAGATTCCCTTGTTTCTACTATTTCTACGTTAGGAAAAAGAAAGGTTAAAGGAGTTGTTACCCCGTCAAATTTATATCCAGGAAGATTGGCCAAAACTATAACCATTATTGGAAAGAAATTTACCAATTTAGTAGACTATATGGACAAACCGGAGAAAATCCTGGAAGACTTTGATGGTGGTAAACCCATGAGCGGTCCATTTTATAAAACTTTTGTCGAACCTTTAAATTTCGTGGCGGACACATCTGTAAACAATAACACTGTTACCAGAGAAAATCTTATTAAATTTGCACAGGATACTATAGGAAAAGACAAGATAGATGACTTTATTTTTACACCTAAACCAATAGTAGGAACCGATATAAAATTAACAGATGTAGACCGTATAGGTTTAGGAATGGCGGACATAGATACAACTATGATGCAACACCTTACAAAGGGCAATAATTTTACATTAGAACAGATAAAGGCGATTAAAAACAGTATAACAGAAAAGGACAAGGCTGTATGGAAACATACTAATGATTGGTTTTTAGAACATCAAACTCCATTATTGGCAGCATTGAGTATAGTAGAAAAGTTAGGAGGCAGAGTAAAAGTAAATGTTGAACAATTAAGAAAACAGTTTATGAAAAATTACTTTGGACTCATATTAAAAGATACGTCTACAGATGCCCAACCAGATTTTTTTGATGTGTTGGCACAACCATTTGAGGGAACAAAGGTAATTATTCCCAGTAAAGATGTTATAGCTAAACGCGTGGGTTCAGATGCTCCCATAGAGATTAATTTTCTAAAAGTGTTCCTATATAAATCGGCCAGAGTGGAACGCTTTATTCAAACTGCCCCCCTTGCTGCCAAGTTAGCCAAAATTATGGGGGTCAAAAGATTGAGGGGCCAGATAAATTCTAGAACATGGGGCAGGGGAGTTAAACTTATAGAAGATTATATTGCTGATACAATCAGAGGTAGTCGGACTGTTGATATGGAAGAAGTGGATTCGACTTTGGAATATATGAGACAAGCCGGTGCTGCTTACGCCATAAAAGACAACGTACTATCTGTTTTACGACAATCATTTTTAGGTGGATTTAATACCCTGCAACAAACTCCTAGGTTAATTCCTTACGCTATAAAAAACACTGTTTTATATCCTCGTTTTATAAGGATAAATGCTTTACGGGAATTTGTATATAGTCGTTCCGCACAAATGAAAGCAAGAGAAAATTTACCGTTTACTAAATTAAAATCTGGGGATAAAGCATTAGTAAATTTATTAAGGGGAAAATCTCCTATTCAACGCGGTTACAGGGGAATTAATTTAGCCGATGAAGATGCGGCTTTACGTGCTTGGAAAAATGTTCACGATATGGTTATGGATGATACTAAAGGAAATGAAATAGAGGCAATTAAACAAGCTGATTATGATTCCCGTACACGCCAATCTAATCCCTCTCCACAAAACCTTCCCGCCATATTTAGAAGTAAAAGTATAGGTGCAAGGATGCTTGTTACCTTTAATACCGAAATGGCCCCCCTATTTAACATATATAAGAATGAAATTATTCGAGCGAAGTATCGAGGGGAAATAGGTTGGGGGATGACCAGTTATAAAATTTTAATGGGCCACGTGTTACCCGCTACTTTAATGGGGATAATTAGTCGTGGAAGACTACCTAAAAATTGGAAAGAAATTGCCACAGATTTAATTTTTTATGCCGTAAGTCCCACTTTATTCTTGGCTAATTTTGTCCAACAGGCGATAACCGGAGTTCGTACTGGTATGGTAGCCTTTGCCGGATGGGATGCCTTGATTGCTTTTGGTCAAAAAGTCGTACGTTTAGGAGACTGGGAAGAATTAAGTGAGGAACAGAGACATATATTACTTCGTGCCTTAGTACACAATGCCACTAAAACTATTGGCGGATTTACCGGACTTATTTCTACCCAACATATTAGAAGTATCGAGGGATTATTCGATTTAATAACCAGAAAAACTAGTGATTGGAGACGTTTAGTTTGGAGTGAACCAGCATTAAAAGAACCGAAAGAAAAGGAACGGGGGATTAGTCGATAATGAGTAAATCAGGTACAACAAAAGAACGACTGGCTTCTCTGTGTACGGATATGAAATGGTTAAAGGAACAGTTCAGTAACCACATGTTGCATCATTGGCAATTTAATCTAGTGTTACTGGGTGCCGTAGCCGCAGAAGCCATAGGATTTTTAATTCTGGTTATTAAATATGTGTATACTACTCGCCCGTAAAGATTCTGGCTATATCTGCCGGGATTTGAGTAGCATCACATAGACTAAATCTCATAAGTTCATTAGACCCGACTTCTTTTCGTCTCCAATCGGGCGTATTTAGTGTGTTTAATATCTGTGCGGGATGAAACAAATAATACAATCCCTGTTTATTTATCAACAATACATCAAAGTTAATTATTTCGACTCTAAAAGTTATCGAATCCGCAGTATTCGGTATAACTTTGTATTCTACTCTTATCATACATTCTCCTTATCTAAACTAGTCTTATTTGTTTTTGCAACCACCCCTACATCTTCAACAATATTTCCATGGGTCATTTTTCCTTCATATCCTAATTCGTCCACAAGACCCGCTATGGCCTTCATTATTACAGACTTTAATAAACGGGACTTCTCAGGATAACATTTTTCACAAAAATATTCTTTCTTGTTTATCCCCTTCGGTTTATATACACAATTTTCAAAAAGGGGATACCGTTTGCCTGTTAATCCACTTCCACAATTACATAACATTATACATTCTCCAGAAAAGTTTTTAACCATTCTCTTGTAGTATACAACGTCTTAATCCTCTTGGTAGTTCTGAGGAACACCTTTACACTATGCCTGTTAATTAATCCTTTAGTCGCCCAATAGTAAATTGCTTCCTGACTACGTTCTACACCTGTCAGTTCCTTTACTATCGGAGAACAATCCTTTAATCTAATCAGGTCTTTATCTTTGGGTCTGCCTGGGTATTTTTCCGACATTTTATATTTCCTCTCCGAAATAAACCTTTTTGAATACTGCGGGGCGTTCTATTTTTGTCGTAATTATTAGATTATACGCCATTAAATTAGTCCACACGAAGTCAAGAGCGAAATCCTCCAACGCCGATTGTGAAATGAAGGCAATTATATTCTTTTTCCTATCTATCTCTATACGCATGTTTTAATCTCCCATATAATTCCGGTCTATCACCTTTATATAATTTATTTTCTGTTTCGTCTCCATCCCAATAATTCCAGGGGACATGTTCCAACAGTTCTACAAACAATTCATATTTCCATCTCGCGTATATCGAAAGACACTTTTTTGCCATAATTACATATCCCTGTCATTGTTCTTCTATCGGGATTGTAACTTCCTGATTAATAGATTCTTCTGTTATACCTTTTATGGACCACAAGGCATCATTTATCCTGGTCTTAATTAAGTCATTAACTTGTGCCACCCCTCTTATTTCTTCACTATCAAAGGCTATATCTGATACTATACCTATTGTTGCGTAAAATATGGCGCGCCGTTTATAGTTGCCTTGATAAAACGTTATTTTAATCCAAGGGAACAATTTCTTAGCAATTTTATTCAACATTTTTATCGTCTTTTTGTCTTCCATTGTTTTAATCTCCTATATTTTCAACACTAAAATTATCAACGTGTGCAAAACTCCATCCTTCTAGTATAAAACGTTTTCCGCAATTTTTACATTCTGCGATATACACATTGCCTTTATCTACTGGTTCTGATGTCTTGTCGGCCATAACTATTTTGGCTGATTTACAACCATCTTCAAACACGTGATTGCAATAAAAATACAACAATATGTCTTGTTCTGGCGTATATTTTATGCCTAACCTATTCATAGCAGTTATTATTCTCATCCTGAAGAGGTCTATCTCGTCTTTTTCCATTTGCTCAATCTCCTATAAAGTTCTGGTCTATCACCTTTATATAATTTATTTTCTGTTTCGTCTCCGTCCCAATAATTCCAAGGGACACGTTCCAACAGTTCTACAAACAATTCATATTTCCAAATCTTGTGGACCCGCAATGCCACATAGAATTTTTTCCCAAATCGAGATATAATCCTGATTATCCATCCCGGCATATTACTGGGGGGAATATGCGAGAATCCCCCCAGAAATTCTACGGGTCTACCCTCGGATATTGCTCTACTAATTGCGGGTCTGGGTGAATGTGCAATGAGATACTCGATTAAATCATCGCGGGTCATATAATTATTTCTCGTAATACCAGAATAGATGTCCCAATATCACACCACACAGGACTGTAATAAAGAAATTAGGTCCCAATAACCACCATACAGTTCCCATTATTCCGCATAGAATCAAACCATCTCCGAACCCACCAAACCACGCATGAACTTTTTGACTGTAGGTTTTTTTACCCTTGAAATATCGGTATAAATCATCGAGTCCGATTCCGATTAGGAGTATTAATATTAACAGGGTTATTATATTCATTCCTAAAAAGATATTAGTCATTTTTAACTCCCTTGGATAAGGCGTTATTCACTACTTTTTTAGAAATTATGTGGATACACTCATCTAATAATATCCCAGGAATAAATCTGCAATCATCTATGGATTTATCCCACGTGGAAAGAAATAAGGCTATTTCCCAGATTGCTTTTTTTCTATTTTCATAGTTATCATTTAGATGTTTTTTGGCCAAAGATTCTAGACCCTGGTAAAATTCAACTACATTCTTCCAGGCCAATTCTTCGGCTTTTTCTTTTACCACGCTGTCTACTGATTTATGAAAAGGCCACATTATAGTTTCTCCTTAATTTTAGTTACTAATTCTTGAGTAGTTTTGGATTGATTATCAGACAATATTTTGCTTACGTCCTTTTTACTGTCCTCGGTGTAAGTAGTTTTTAATTCCTGAACACTTTTCACTATTTCCCTCAATGCTTTATTTTTCACAAATATCGTATACGCAAACATTCCTACAGTTCCAACAGTTGCGACAATCACACAATATAATGCCAGCATTTCATGGTATCGGGCCACAGCCAAAGAAATACTCAGGACTACAAAACAAGCAATAGTCCCGGCAATTCCAAATTTTGTATTACCACTAAAAAATGCGAACACCCCCAAACCCATACCTATAATTCCAATAGTTGCTAACCAATTAGTTGCCTTAACAGTTTTGATTAAAATCTGTTGGGGTGTGGGATTTGGTATTGATTTTGTTTCTCGCGGAGTAGTACAACCGTAGAGAAATAAACCAACGGAGAAACCGAGTAATAGAATTAATTTCGTTAGTAACTGTTTCATTTTAATTTCTCCAAATTTGATTCTGTTTGAGTTTTCATTTCTTCCAATGAACTTTTAATTCTACGTTTAAACAATTTAGCAAAGTTCTTGGGGGTATTATTTTTTATGACCTCTTCTCTATCAAAAGCAACCGCACCGTCTTGCAGTATGTGGCCAACGAATACACAGGGTTGTCTGGCTATATAAAATTCTAATCGTAACTCAGGTATTAAATTCCGAGCCATTACGTTCAATAAATCTACAATCTGATTATCAGTCATTTTAGTCTCCTTTTTTTATTAGTAGTTTATCCACCGATATATTCCTTAAAGAATTTCTTAATCTTCCACCACCACAGTCGGGTGGCTCTATATTTTAATCTCCCCCACCAGGAAAATATTATAAATTCATACCAATCACCTTCATTATGCCGACTACTTTCGTTGTGTTTAGATTTTATTTTATCCACCGATATATTCCTTAAATGCTTCACCTGTAATTCTAATACCTTCAAATACATATATCCTGTTATTACCCATTCGTTTACGTGTGGTAATTATTTGTGGACAAGTAGCCAAAAACCAACGGCAAAACGATTCCTTAAATCCGTGTTGCCTTCCCTGATTTACACACCATGCTTTCCAAATATCAAATAATTGGTCTTTGGGAACATAAAACTTTTCTTTATCATACACCCCTTCTGGAAATTCGCAACAATCGTTTACGAATGAAATCACCGGAGACGCAATTTCCCGAAATTGTTGTAAGGCAATTTCAGAACTCTCAGGCATTATAAAATCCTTTTTCTCACGCAAATCTTTAAGACCGCGTAGTGCAAAATTAATAATTTTTCCATCGGCAGCTTCTTTACGAAGCCTACGTTTAAGGGTTCTGTCTTCTTTTCCTATGTAAGAATTTTCAAATGTTATGATATTTAATCTGGGTTCCAACGCTCTTGAATGGTCTGTAAATGCGGGCAAATCATTCATGGCGATTGTAAATCTACATTTTAGGTGAACATTAGGTAATTCTTTAAGTCCTTTTCTATTAACACTTACCGCATCTCCACCTGTAATGTGGAGTATTTTTTCCAGTACCGCGTTGGCATCACCTGTTTTCGGAGATTTTGCATCTCCTATCAGGACTGCGAGTTTTCCGAGGAGAGGTTGATAACCAAATGAATTAGTAAGTGATTGAAAAGAAGACTCACAACATTGACGTTCTCCCAATGTAGCCTGAAGAGTTTCAAGCACGGTACTTTTTCCTGAACGAGGTCTTCCTGTAAATAACATGAGTTTTTCAAAAGACATGTCGGGTATACAGTTATATCCAAACCATTGTGAGAGTAAAAGGATTTTTGTTTTATCTCCATTATATATGTCCTCCAGAAAGTTGTCCCAAACACTACTTTCGGTATTTTCATCGAAGTTATACGGTAAGGCATCAAACGTAAATAACTCCGGGGTTGGATTATATAACCTGATTTTTCCTTCTATGTATTCATTTACATTGAGCATCCCGTTTTTAAATATAATCAAATCCACAGGGTCAGGTCTTTCGGTTTTAGACAACCACACAGGAGGGTCATCTACTATCGGACACCATTTACTTAGGGCATCAATTATATCATTAACTTTCGCTCTTGTGGGTTTATATGGTTCTACTGCGACACCATTCCTTGTTTCTTTATAAAATTTCTTCCCGGATAAGAAATTATAAAGTTGCCCCCGAAATACATCAGTATCTAAATTATCGTAACATTGCTTGTTCCATTCTGTCCACTGTCCTTTATAGTTTCGTATTGTTACACAACTGTTTTTAGTTTTCTCCCTATGTATCCACACTTCTGCAATCGTAGAAGCGACATCATCTTCAAAAATATCGGGATTACTGGATGAGTCTCCTTGTTTTAATATGTATTCCAACAATTCATTAGTTGTAAGTCCGTTCTTATTTTTCCAAATTCTTAAATCTTTTATACCATCAGGCGGGAGTAATTTTATAACCGATTTACATACTACTTTTAATATTTTAAATGCGGATTCCATTCCTCGTATACCGGCACCGGAATCATTTTCTCCAATAATTACTACATCGTATCCTTCAAGAAGTTTTCGTAGTAATACCTTTCCTCCTCCCGCATTTGAACTACCAACCGCCGTAAAACCAAGGTCCGTAGCAACGGCAACATCAGAAGCACCTTCAACAACCAGGACCGGATTCTCAGATGGTATGAGTAATGTTTTTTGACTTTTGCTATAATTCGTTTCCGGTTTAAGGATATGTAAATATCCCAATTCGAGTTGTTTAACACTTCCTTGAGGTATATGTACACAAACAATGGCTCCTGGAGATTCTGGATGAACAACTGGTAAGAGGCACCCATCGGACTTTCCACAAAGCGGACATGGGTTTTCTTTTGACACCCTAATCCAATTTTCTTTTCCTGGCTTGTATCGTTCATAAGTTTGCCCCTGATTTACTATATAGATTAGGCCCCGTTTGGAACCTGAATCTTTTAACATAAATTTTTTGCCGTCTTGGTATCGTTCCATCAAACCAATTATATTCCCTGATGAATCCCGTTCTGGAAAAATCCAGGATTGATGGCCGGGATAAAATCCCACTTCCAGTAAGTTTAGGGATTCTGTGGAGACCCCCAAATCATCCGAAAGGATATTTAAAATGTTGGGGAATCTGAGAATATTGTTTCTAAATTTATTTAGAAGACCTTGTAGGTCGGTCATAGATTACTCCTAAAAATGCCTGTTGGGTTGGGCCGACAGGCAACGGCCTAATTTATTTACCGATTGCACCACTAATCAGTAAAGGAATAATTAGAATACAAAAATTTCCTGGGCAACTTTTTCTCTAATCGTAAACCATTCTTCAGGAGTAATCTCACCATCTGGTCTTTCACCGGCAATCTCATTTACAACTTTTAACCACGTATCAGCAACTACCTTTTCTGTTATATCCTTTTTCCATAGTTCTTTGTTACTGACGAACTCAAATGCTTCCGCCTGAGTGCATTTACCACCTGAAGTAGTTTCTACTTTTGGTTTGGTGGGTTGACGTGTTGGAACAATAGGTGCAGTTTTCTTAAGGGTAGTTTTGGGGGCACTTGCGGGAGTTGTTTTTAATTTTCCACCAGATACTTTATTAAATTTAGATTGTAAAACTTTCAAACTGGTGGCATCTAATTTCTTAACCGACCGACCAGGTTCTGCATTATATTCATCAATCCATTCCACACCTAATCTATCCTCATTATTATACTTTCTAAATGAAGCCCTGAATTGAATTGGTTTTCCATCCAATTTCATAGATTCTAATTCTGTAAGGTCCAGTCCGTCCCAATTAAATGCTTTTTCTACCTGGACACAGTTAAGAGTTTTTTCGTCTTTACTGTCTGCAAGTATAAGATAGGCCCAACTATCGGGAATATCCTGTAACTCTACCCATTCCTTGTTAGTTTCATCATAGTATTGGGTACCTGACATTTTTAATACGAGTTGTGGATAACCATTTGTAGATTCACTTACGGCATGTTCCAATACCGTACCGCGATAAGTTCCTGCATTTGTTATTGTAGGCATGTTTAATCTCCTAATCTAAAAGTTCTGTTTTGTTTATCGCAGTTTTCATTTCCGTCAATTCATAAACACCAACTTTCATTTCGCCGTCTTCTGTAGTAATCTCATCTACAGTCCGACTTGTGTTTATAAATTCATCCTGTGTTCCTGCATTTTCAATAAATGCGTATAAAATTCTTGGTAATTTATTCTTTGCCATTTTATTTCTCCTATTAATTTTCTATAAAATCTGGACTACTACAAAACGGGCATATATTATACTGAGTCATACCACCTGTACTACTAACTTTTAGTTCAATAAAATCTTTCCCGCATCCATTACAATGATATGGTAATTTTATCAATCCTTTTTTAATTTTCTCCTGATAGATTAATTCCACCATTTTCTCATTGGCCACACGATTGCACACGGCAACTTTAAGTGGGTCGCCGTGGCAATATTTAAACTTCAATCCACTTTCACACGGGCATGGTTCATTTCGACCAACTGTATGTTTAGTTCGTAACATTATCCCACCTTTCCAAACATAAATTTCCACAAGGAATCATCGGTTCTATCGTTAAACGAAATTACCGGCGGCAGAAAATCTCCAGTTTTTAACTGGCGTGATTTTGCCCTGAAATGAATTTCTGGTTGGGAATAAATCGCCCTTGTAGAACCCCCGGTAGCTTTTTTATCCTTGGCAACTTGTACATCCTGGTAGGCAATATATAATACGTGGTCCGCCCACTCACAATATAACGCTTCTATCGAAGGTTTTCCTGCGTAAAGTCTTGGACCTTGGCATAAGAAATCTATACCGCCAGGATTGGCTATTTTATTGGGACTGGCCTGGGCGATAAGAATTATATTTTTCCCTTGTTTTGCCAGTGTGTCGCAATCCTGAAGGATTAACCTCATTGCATCATATAAATGTTTGTAACCTTCCTTAAAACCATACCCTTCGATATTAGATACAAAATATTTTCCGCCTTTAAGGGGTATAGTAGTACATGCATATTGTTCCGTCCAATCCTGGAGAACTGTTACATTGTCAACTACGATTGTATCATAGTCTTTGAAAATATCTGGTTGTTGTATTACCATACGAACATCAGTAAAACTCTCGATGTTAGGTACGACCTTTAATTTTTCTCCAGTAATAGGGTGTCGCAATTTAGCACACCCATTATCCAAATCAAGAAACACTGATTTGGGGGCAAGGGCGGCTAATGTGGATTTTCCCATGCCAGTATCGGCGTAGATTAAAGTTTTTTCCCCGGCCTTTTCTGGTTTTATTGTGGCAACGGCAAAGACCTTTTTAGGTGTTGATGTAGTAACTGGTCCCTGGGATTTTATTTGGGTCGAAGAAATAGTCCGTTTAGGAACTGTTGGAATTTTATTTCGTTTTGGGATTTCCATATTATATTACCTCTAAATGAATTTTAATAACGGGGTAAACTAGAGTATCAGATTTATTAGGAAAATTAAAAAGTATGTCCTGTTCCTTGCCGCAAATAAGATTGGTACAACAGTTTCTATTGTTTTTTATAAAATACGAATTTCCATATTTGAATATCATACCTGGTTTTATATCCTTTACGGGTCGTCTATGATAAACTGCTACTTTTATATCTTTAATTTTCATTATGCACCTTCTTTCTTTGCTAATAAATGTATGTATAGTTCCACAAAGATAAGTCTTATATCTATAAAAAATAATGTGTCTTTAATTAAATGCCGCCGAGTTACAATTCCTATTCCCAAATGCCAACAACCAGATAGGGGTTTAAAAATACAAATTTTTATCCTACCTATTCTCATTATGCACCTTCTTTCTTAAACCTACATTCAAATCCTTGCGGAAGATTTTCTAAATCCACAGTAATATGATTATAACAAATATTTAAGAACGGGCACTTAAAGGTTGCTTCACAGGCATGTTCATTACACCACCAGGCATTAATTTTTTTCATCGTCCTGATAGTCTGATGCATATTAAATAGTTCCTTTTCAAACTGTTCTATATCGGCATCAGTCCTGGCAATTTCTTTTGTACAAAAATAGAACTCAGGACGTTGAGTAATATCATCCAGTAATCTGGCACCGAACATTTCGGGAGTTTCCCGAATGGCAAAAGTTCCTTCTTTTTTACCTATTTCCATTGTAACTAACTTATCACCTATCGGGATACATCTGTCTCCCACTTCGTCAGGAACCTGTTTTCCGATTTCAAATTTCTGATTACAGTAATCTCCAGTTTCCATAAAGATTTTACTTTCTGCCTGAGTCAACATCTTGGGTCTTATTTGTGGTTTGTGCCAAACATCATAAAGTAATTGCCCATTAGAATAACCTAATTGTCTCGCCGCCCAGATATAAAGTAATGTCTGGGTATCTAAAGTAAGATGTTTCCAGAAATCCGAATCAAGGGCGACTGAATCGCCAGTAGATTTTAATTCCTTGATGAAAGTTTTTCCCGTTTCTGTTTGTATAATTTTATCTATCCTACCATCCACAAAAACATTTGGTAATTTCCGTTTTGAAATCGGAGAAGTTAATGGTAGTCTGAAACTTATTTCTTGGGCGATTATTTTTTCTTCTGTTTGTTTATCCTTGTAATACCAATTATATCCTATTAGAGAGTATAACAGGATTATTCGTTCTGTTTCCCATTCTTCGAGAGTTTTACCCATTGGACACACGGCATAGGTTTCATCTAAATATCTAATAACTGCATCCATGCCACCATTAGAAACTTTACCTGCCTCATTACAGATTGGACAATGTGGGATTTTTCGATTTTCTTTATCTATTTCTAAATTACAATCTGGGCACGGGTCTCCTGGATTTAGGTTTACTATCTGTTGTATTTTATGCCACGATGTGCCGTATCTCTGGGAATCAGTCTCTTCTGTCGGTTGTAGTCCAAGAATATATCTGAGGTTATATCTCATCGGACACGCCTTAAAAGTTCCAATATGAGAGGCTGAAAGAATTTGTAGTTTACTCATATTAAGCCCTTAAAATAATATTCCAATTCCTCTAATCCGTGCACCAAAAAATAATGTCCATGATTTTCTTTTATTTCAATAGACCTGATTTGCTGTCCCACAGTCCATCGTCCGCCTTTTCCTGCTTTTGTTTCTATCTCGAAATGAATACCGTTTGGCAACATCCCGATTATATCCCCACCGTCTGTAATTCCATAATGATAAAATCCAGACATTCCTAATGTCCCAGACCCAGTATTATTTCTCCAGGCAAGAATATTATTCCGTTTAAACCACACTAAACATTCTTTTAATACTTCCGATTCCAGGATATTTGGCAGATTATCAAATATCGGTTTAGTCGGAATAGAACCGTCTTTTGTGCCTTCACGTTTCACGGGTTCACCATTTCTAATTTTCTTAAAAACTGTGAATATATCCCGGCATTTTTCCACGACTGTTTGTTTTTTAGTAGACATCTTTCCCCCACTCTATAAATAACCTACCCAAGGATAAGATTCCACACGTCCAATCAAAACCCCATCCAGACCACGATGGGGTCCACCACGTAATTACCAGATACTTTCCTCTGTATAAACATTTCCACGTTTTATTTTTTGTAGGCATCTGATATTACTCCTTCCGCAGCCAATGGCAAACCTTCTTTTTATTTTTTGAAGACATGGTTATTTACCTATAAACAAATCATAAGATATGCCTATCTGACCCAAATTTAATTGCCAACTATAACCAAACTCATCTTTTCCAATCGACCATAAAGAACGGTTGAAAACAGCAATCATTAATTTACCTATTTTAATAAACGGCCAATGTTCCTTATCAATCCCTATATACAGAAAACCGTTTCTTCCATATAACCTGTTTAGATATTTATAGTTCATTTGTGAATAAAATTCCTGCAACAAAAATTAGTGTGGGTTTGAAAATTTAATAACCATTCACTTACACATATTACTACATTTGCGTCCAACGGGGCAATATCGACATTTTCTTTACAATATTTAGAATTACCACTGCCTCCATCGTGTATTTTTATCCCCGAACAATACCCAAAATTTCTGTGTGGTATGTCTTGATTTTCATTAGTGGGTTTACGATTCCAAAACTTACATACACTACATTTACTTTTTATAGGCATCTGATATTACTCCTTCCGCAGCCAATGGCAAACCTTTTGCCCAATCGGGACCATGACACATTATACTATGCGCCATACTTAAAAACCAGGGGTTAAATTCGGTATCGGGAATTATAGAAACTATCTCATCGTGGGTGTGTAATACAACTGGAAGTCTTCGTTTCTCAAATTCTAAAATCCAGTATCCCAATAAATCTCTAGCAATCGCCTGTACTATATTTTCGGTAATAGAACCGCCCCAAAGATTGCCCCAATGCCAGCGAATACTTCCTTCGTTATCTATTCTACAATGACGGTAATAAAGTACACGACCTGATGGAAGTTGTAGATTAACAATTCCGTTGTAATTAGTAAAACTAAGTAATATATCCTCGGCAAAAACGTCTTTAATAACTTCTAATTTAGTAGTTAAACAGATAGTTTCGTGTGGAAATTTTATGACCTGTTTAAAACATTTTTCAACCAACGACCAAAATTCCGGTATCCTCGAATAAGTAATCCTATAGGTTTTAATAAGATTGTCAATAAAATTAAAGTCATACTCACCAGAATCAAATAAAGGCCGAAGGTCATTATTTTGACGACATCTTTCATAGAATTTTTTACCCCCCATACCGTAGCCGCATCCAAGAATCGCATCTTTTCCAAATCCTCGTCTGATAGTGAATTTCTTTCTATCGGTATCATTATCAGTCTCCAGGGATTTTCTGACTTCAGTACCAAATAGTAATGTGGCAAATTCTGAATAAATATCCTTTTCATTTTTAAACCCACTTAATAAATCCTCCTGTCCGGCCAACCATGCCAGGATTCTGGCTTCTATTTGGGCCGAATCTATTATAATAAATTTGTAGTTATCGGGAGCCAGTAATAACTCCCGCACTTTTGATATAAGTTCGTGTGTACCTCGTCCAGTACGTCCAGTAGCTCCAAAATTCTGGGGGTTAATCTTTTCCGTTCCTCCCCAACGTCCTGTGTGTCCGCCGTAATAATTCAATGGAATACGAAGATAACCTCCACTGGCAGTTGCTTGTTTTACCAGGTTTTCTATTCGCCTGATGTGGAGCGGCCATGATTTAACGGCTTGTCTGGCTTTAACCAGTGTTCTGACGGTTTCATCAGGATGATTTAGTAAATACCGCAACCCCTCGTCATCTTTTGCAAGAGCAAGGATATTACCTTTTTTCCCAGGTTTAGTCGGGGGTATTTCACCTATTGGTAGTATGTTATATAATATCTCTTCGAATGATTTATTACCACGTAATGCCTCTTCGGTATAACCGGATTTCTTAATGGAGTGCATCATGGCGAGATTCATTTCTGCCTGTAATTCGTTAGCCTTTGTTTCATCAAATTTTATCCTGGGATTCAAATATAAATCTAATGTGTGTCTTGCCAGTTTTAATTCTATTTCTGGGTTTGTCAATAATGGTAATAGGATTTTGAATAATTCCCATTCTATTTCTAAATCAGTTGCAGAGTAATCGGTAAGATTCTGTCGTTGTTCCACAGTCATAGTATCCCAATGTAAACCAGAAAATTGTTTGGTATCTTCTTTTGCTTTTAAATGATACATTTTTGCCAAGTCTTCTAACTTGTGGGACATTCGAGCATCGTAATGTTTGGATAAATCCTTTATGTCTATAATATATTTTGGTACTATCCCGAATTTTTCCTTTAAGATAGTAATGTCAAAGAAGGCGTTTTGTACGATAACTGTTGTCCCTGCTAAATCCCCTTCACCGTAGATTGTCTCTATATCCCCAAGAGTTTTACTGGTCAAAAATTTTGGCCCCCAAAATTTTGTATCACTGAAAGTTCCCGAACCAAATTCTATCCTGGTACCCAATCCTAACAATTCAAACCGTTTATCCGTTATATATTCTATAGTGGATAGGGATTTTTTATCCCTACCCAAATGATAATCACTATCAAAATAAGACTCGAAATCCAGGACCAGGACATCAGGAGGATACCCAACGGATTTTAATATTTCCTGCCAGGTCATCTCACATCATCCAGAGTTTTACTGTCTAAATCACTTACCGGCCCAGATTCAGTATATTTCTTATCCTCGTAACGACTGATTACTTTTCTGTACAGTTCCAAGATTGTACAAATTAAAACCCCGACCGTTATACAAAAAGTCAGATAGCACCATTTTTGTTTTTTAATCCACGAATGGCAAAATGCCGTAATCAAATAGGTAAGTTCACCTGCCGTACATTTTGTAGCGTGAAAATTTTCAAAACGTTCTATTGTATCTTTATGTAAATCTCTAATTTCCTGGTCAACATATGGCAAAGTATTACTCCTTTAAATATTTTCTCAAATTAAATGTATAACCTTTTGCATAACTTCCAAATATCTGGTCGTCAAATGCTTTTCGAGAGATTAGATTTTCCAGAAATCTAATCTCCCTGTTGATTTGCTTCGCCGAAACTTTTCCTGTATTGTTTATATATTGTTGCCAACGATTTAAGATGTGTTGGATTGCCGCTATTGTCGCGGCTATAAAACCCTTTTCTCCGTAAAATATACCGTTATATCTAAATCCTTTTGTTATTATCCCCAAGGAAATCCCGTCATTTAAAAATGAAGAAGAAGGATTAAGAAATATAATACAATCAGCCAGACCCGTAACTTTAAACTCTTTACTTAAATTTATCAAAACTTTAATTAGTCTGTTCTTAAAATCCTGGCTCTCCCGATAGAATCCTATATCTATATTAGTTATGCTTTTTTTGTTGGGCATTATAAAATATCCCTGTCATAATATGCCTCTTTTTTACCTATCGGCATTATTTCATAATATGGTATTCCTTTAATTACCACACCACAACCAATAATAGAACGTCTTCGAGCGAATTTTCCATAAGTAAAAGCCATTGAGGAATCATTCACGCCGCATCCAATGTCCATCCCAAACAACCTGCTTTTAGGACTGGCAAGCCATTTAATTCCGGCGTTGCTATGGGTATGTCCCAAGACATAACTTAATCCCGTACTTTTCATTTTATTATAAGCAGGATGTTCTCCTCCACATCCTGTTCCATGTAGATAACAAACATCATCTATAATAAATTCCCAATCCCACTTCCAATCGGGGGTATCCCAAATATCAGAAAAATCTTTTAGAAGTTGTTCTGGGATAGAGACAGTTTCAGCAAGTCTAACAGGTCTTGAATCATGGTTTCCAATACATACCATTGCTTTTGGAAACGCCTTTTTCCATTTAGCGATTTCTTTTTTCGCTAACTCATATTCCATAGCAGCATTAGGTAATTGGGGGTTCTTGGGATGAAAACTAATACTATGGAGGTCAACAACATCACCGATAAATACCACTTTATCACATTTATATTTACGGTAAATATCTGAACAGAATTGAAGATATTTAGGTCTGCTATAAGGTAAATGCAAATCCCCGACAATTAAGACATTAGACATTTATTTTCTCCAAAAATTCTCTAGTTCTATCCCACTGTTGTTCTTTGATTAAAACATGCGGGATATTATTTTTTGCAGCGTAACTAATTTCTATTTGCATACCCATAGATATATAATCATCCGGTATATAAACCAACAATCCATTACAGGTTTTAAGAATTTCGCAATCAATATCCAAAATCTCGGATTCAGTAAGATAATTTTTCTGGTAGGCTCTTCGGACAAAATCATCATGTTCTGCTGGGACATACCATTCTATTTGAGGGAAATTTAATCGAAGTAATTTTCCGAACTGAACGGCTTTCTTACAATTAGCCGCCATTTGTTCCTCGGTAGCGGTAGCACCGAATTTACCACGAATAGAGTGGGAGACATAAATCTTCATTTACTATCCTGAATTTGTTGTTCATATTTCGGCATATCGTCCAATTCAACAGGTAATAACCCTCTTTCAATTCGGATTTTAGTGGTAAGATAAACCAATGCTTCCCATGCCATTGCTCTGTCGTGGCGTTCATCAGTGAGACCCATTTTTTCTTGGGCAATATGACGTTCAAGAGAATTTATAAGTTCTGATAGTGGTATTCCTTTTTCCCAATTTCTATCTCCGTGTGCTTTAGCCCCTGCCTCGAAGTGTTTTGCAAGTTCTAAATAACCATCCCCCGGAATCAACACTGGAGTACCTTTACCTTCAGCGTATTGTTTAGTAGCTCCTGTTGCAAAGACTCTTTTTTCACTTGATTCGTGTTTTATATCATTTATAACTTTATCCATTTTGTAAATCCCTCGAATTTCTAACTATATTCAGATTCTGGCATAATTTTAAAACTTTTCCTTCACACGATTATCCATCGAATTATCATATCTCCGGACTTTTGGACGGTCTGTATTAAATCCTTTATTGTGTAATTGTACCACAATTTTATTTACGCGTTCTGAGGTACAGTCCAACCTTGCAGCAACACCACCATAATCCATATTTTCTTCGGTCAGTAATTTATAAACCTTAAATTGTTCCGCAGTCAAAATGGGAAATAGTTGCGGTGCTTTACGTTTTATAGATTTAAGATATGAATATACTTTCCTCACCGGAATTTCCATTTTGACTGCGGTTTCTCCAACCGATAAAGCCATAAATTCGTGATGGTGGTATCTTATAACCTGTTCTTCCTGCTTGTCCAAAATTCGTTGCGGCATTTTATTTGACTTTTATTGCCTTTTTAGCGATTTTTATTAAGTTCAATAATTTGGCAGCACGGGCAGCACGGGCAGCATCGGCAGCATAGACAGCAGCACGGGCAGCACGGGCAGCATCGGCAGCAGAAGCAGCAACATCGGCAACATAGGCAGCATCGGCAGCATAGACAGCAGCATCGGCAGCATAGACAGCAGCACGGGCAGCACGGGCAGCATCGGCAGCAGAAGCAGCAGCATCGGCAACATAGGCAGCATCGGCAGCATAGACAGCAGCACGGGCAGCATCGGCAGCAAAAGCAGCAGAAGCAGCAGCATCGGCAACATAGGCAGCATCGGCAGCATAGATAGCAGCACGGGTAGCATCGGCAGCAGCATCGGCAGCAGCATCGGCAGCAGTATAAGAGCGGTCTTTACCCGACAGCCAATTTTTTGCCCATTTTACAAATGATTTTTCCTTATAAATTTCTAAAGCACATAAAATACCAAAGGCAACTTTCTGTATAATATTTATCTTGGGCAATTTTAACTCTTTAATCAATCTGGCTTTAGTATATCCGCATTTTAAACCCCTATCATTTTTAAAGTTACCCGATACTTCTGCCTTAAATAATTGAGGATTTTGTACGTTTGCGTGAATCGGATTCAATAAAATGGCCAATAAAGGATTTACATAGAAATGTAACCAGCCAGGAGAACATAATTCACCTTCTCCTGTGGTTTCAACCCGTTTATTTAATTCCCATTGAAAACCGTTGTATGTTCTCAAATTTTGGCCTGTTAATTTATAGGCATATTTTCGTTTCATAAATAATGTCCTTCCATATATCCCAGAATATATCCCCTTTTTACCAATTTTCCCTTTAAAATTTTTAAAGTTTTTAAAAGTTTAAATGGATAGAATATATCCTAATGGGTTTTACCGTCTGACTGAATTACCAGTTCCATCCTATAATTAGGAAGTGTATAATAGAATCCGGTGTTAGTCAAATTGAAGTCGTACTGCCTAAACCACCACCAATGGGGGCGAAAAGAATACACTGTGTATGATAATTTCCACGCCATTGCCCATTCTTTTGCTTCTGATACCGCTTGATAAAAGGTCATAAATTACTCCACTTTCTACTTAATTGTTCCAATCAACATCGTCAAATTTCCAATTTTCTCCTGTTGCATAATTGTAAAGTTCCAAAAAATCTCGTTTACTCATCGCTGCGATACAATCATAAAGGTCATTGTCCATTTGAGACTGTGTTATTTTATCGTTTCCGTTAAAATTTTCCATAGCATCCATTTTTATTCCCCTATAAAAGGTTGGTCTTTTTCATCATAATCGACTGGTTCACCGTCAAAATATACTGTACCATCAATACCGAGGTTGTCCAATTCCCATTTATTCTCGTCTGCGTTCCATCTCAAATATACACCATCACAAAATGCTTGTTCACAATCTTTTACATATCGTCTTGCCATTTTATTTTCCCTTCTCTTCTGTTGCGGTAAATTCTACCCCGCCATCATCACATTCAGTGGTCGGAGTATAATTAGAGTCATTAGAGTTCATAATTCCTTCTTCATATTGTTCTCTGGCAATATCCTCAGCTTCATCTTCATCGTTTGCCTTAACTGTTAGAATCCCTTTGCTTACAATAGTTTCGTAGATTTTTACTTTAAAAATTTTCATTTTATTTTCCTTTCTTAAAAATTTTATCTAAAGTTTCTTTTCCAAAAAATGTTCTTATAAACCTCGCCCATAATTCAGCAAGTAAAGTGCCGGGACTTTCTATCCGGGTTTTAACTACATCCCGGATATGCTGGTCTGCGTCTTGTATTGCTTCTGATAATAATTCTGGTTTCATAATATATCCCTGAACGTCTTGCCCAAACTGGGGTGTGAGTGGATTGCCTTATCCATAATTATTTTCAATTTATCCTCGAAAATTTTATAGACATTTCCGGCAACCTGCGTACAATCCCATCCGGGACGTTTTTCTTTAATCTGTTGCAGGATATAATCGTGAACGGCTGATTGGTTCAATAAAGACATACTAATCTATTGCGTGTTCAGGTAAATCCAATTCCACTTTAGTATGACAAACAAGACATCCTGTTTTGCCTTCTTTGGGATAACTACCAACTGTGTTTAATTCATCACAATTAGGACAAACCCATTCATAACCGCTTATTATACAATTTACCTTTTTCATAATCATATCCCTACAAATTTAACCAATATCGTATTTCTATTATTCTCCTCGTTGTCTTTTTCCAAAGTCGCTTTTAGTTTAGTTTCCGCCGCCACAGGGCAACTTCCCCGGATAAAACATTCTCGTTGTCTGCCGTTGCCCTCGATAAGAAAACGGTATTTAAACACCTTTTTCATAATTTAATTCTCCAAAAGTTTTGTTCCGTCAAAATTGTAATTACAGTTTTTCATAAATTCCACATCGTCTTTTACGACAAAATCAAAAGCCTTACCTGAACAGGGTCTTTTTCCTGTTCCATCATCAAGTTTATCACATTCCCGACAAAACATCCAAGCTGTTAAAATAACATTTTTATCTTTCATTTTAAACCTTCACTTTATCGAACATACTTGACACCAAACATTTTAAAAAATTCTGTCTATTAGAAAATAAACCACTGTTAAAAACAAGACCGCTCCAGCAAAACTTATATCAGATAATTTAAACATCTTTTTAAAACCCGCAAGCCTTAATAAACTTGCTCCTATCAAAACGCTTGTTTTTCGTTTGCAGATAATCGGCTATTTTAAAAACAACGCCTTGTAAAAGATAGGTTGACCTTTTTTGGCTAAAAACCCAATTTTCTTTTATCATCTTTGCAACCGCTTCAAAATCTTTTTTCGTCATTTTCTTAACCTTTAAAAATTCTTTACATAAATATCTTTTTTATCCGATACCAGAGCGTTTTTAAACTGGTGAGGTTTTATCCGGTTAAAATCCTCAATTTCGATTTGTCTGCAATTATCCTGCTGAAAATATACAAGATAACCAAAACTATTCGCCCGGATAAAACTGCAAACGGTGTCCACTTGTTCATCGGTTAGTTTTTGTCCGGTTTCAATAGCAATCATCTGATTTTCGATAACCTTTAACCGACAACCTCCGGCGTTAAGGTAATCATCTAACGTAAAACCCAGAGCCTTACAATCCTCGTTGTGCCAATTAGAAAATGTTAGTGTTCCGTCCCGGTGTAAAAAGGCAGAACGGCCATAATTATCAGTTTCGGTTTCGGTTTTAAGCAATTTTTCTAATTTTTCGAGATTCATTCCTGACCTAATCTGCAACCGGCAAATTTATTATATCTTGAGCAGTTAAATTCCATATTTTTATGGCCGTCGATACATTTACGCCTAATCCATATTTTCCGGTGCTTTGTAATTTGCCTTTTACTTTTTTTTGCCAGAAAGGATTTGCCCATCCATTTATAATTGCTTCAGGTTCACTACCTAACATCATTATACCCTGATGTTCATATTTGTAAGTCGGTATATTGTTGCCTTTTGACCAAATACAATCGCCTTCCTTTGCAACCGGGGGATTTTTTGCAATTTCCGATAACAAATCTTTAATCATTTCGTTAAGTGGGTCATAGTGTTTAAAAAAATAACATTTCCAAGAAACATATTTTTTAATAAACGGTAATTTTATAAAAATATTTGTAAACGGTACTTTTAACCAAAACGGTATGGGTTGACCGGCATAAAAACTTTCAGGAATAGTATCTTTTTCGGTCAAAGTTACTCCGAGAGTTTTGTACATAGGATATAAGTAAGAGTAACTTATTCCACAAAAAATTTTCCAAGCGTATTTTACTAATTTTGGTGTCATAAAGCCTGCCTGATAGAATCGGACTATCTATCGGATTCGACATTCAAATCCGCCGAGCCATCCCGGTTAGGCAGGTCAAGTAAGGAGGAGGAAGCAGAAAATGAGAATTTTATACCACTACTAAAATTTTACCGGTTTTATCAATTACGCCTTGTTCTATTAAAGCATTTGCTGTCCGGCCATAACATCCTTGCAATAACCAGCACTGTCCGGTTTTTATCAATTCAGCAAACAATTCTGTTGTTTCCCTGTCTGATAATTCTCCAGATTCATATCCGATTATTTTATCTATTAACATTTTACACCTCCATTAAAAAATTATTTTTATTCCGTTTTTAAATACTCAAGAGTTGTTATCATCTCGTCAATAGTTTTTTCTACTCGACTTATAAGTAAGCCCGGTCTTAAATGGTCTAATTCTGACCACTTAGAAGAAACAGGTTTTATACAGATAATATCGGCTGAAAGACAAATTTTCTGATGAAGATTTGACTTAAACTCAAGATGAAGTTTAGGATATAATCTTTTCGCTAAAACATTCAAAACATCTAATTGCTTTGATTTTTTCACTGCCTTATCCCCAGAAGATTTTATGCCAAACAGTTTTGCCTTGTTCTGATTCGCATTTTCCGCAACGGTAGCCCCAGCCGCTTTTATCTTTAATCCCAATATCATACTTGCGATGTAGTAAAGAAACAACAAATTTTAATATCTTTTTCATTTTACACCTCCATTACATCATAGCGATAAAAAACCAAAAAGTCAAGCAAAAAATTATTTTTAATTCACGCCAATTCATTTTTAATCCTCTGGAAAATCTTCGGGGTCAATATAGTACAAATGACTACCATTTTGTTTGTTATTTTCATAACAATAATCAGCAGCTTCTTCAAAATTTTTAAAAGTTTTTATGGCTAAATTTACTTTCACACCGTCAATTTCTTCATTTACTCTAATCATTTTCTATTCCTTAAATTTATTATAGCCAGTATTTTCTTTTAAGCCGCTTTACTATTTAAACTATACCATATTCCAACATCCCTGTCAAGTAAAATCTTCTAATTTTCTTAAATTTTTTTCGGCCTGTTTCTGGGGTCTTATACATCGGACAAGGCTGTAATCGTTTCCTATATCTAATCCTGCGGTGTCGTTATTCGGACGTTAAGGCAATATCCGGAGTTTTTGTAAGTTTTATGTGTTTTACAGCGTCCGCTGTATATTTCCCTGTTCGCACACATATCTTGCAATAATTTCCAAAAGATTGTAAAGCTTTTGGAAAATCCCTTGCTGGTTTAATCAATCCGCACGTTTTACACTGTATTTTTATGTGTGGCTTATTAAACCCCGCTCTTCTTGCACAGTAATAGCAGATATTTTTCCCCTTTAATGCTTCATTTGCCTTTGCTGAAAACTTTGTATAAGGTTTAGACCTGCCACATATATCACAGGTTATATCCGCTTTTTCCATTTTTCGGTGTTTTACATTACCTTTTAAACACCGCATACATCTATTCACCCCGGCGAGCGGAAAATTTTCTGGTATGGCTTCATAAGCATAACGACATATTTCACACATTTTTAAGACTTCATTCATTTTATCCCTTTCAGATAAATAAGTGCCTCTATATATACACGAATATATCCTGATTTTACCATAAATATATGATTTTTATGTAAAATAGCTGATTAAAACAATAATATAGACAGTGGTATAGTTATTCTTGGGGGTAAGAATTTAAGTTCGTTTTATAACTTCTTTATCCACAAGTAATTATAACTGTGGTCTATAGGTAGTGTATATTCTTAATATATTGTATATAAGAATATAAAGTATACATATCATATAGGGGTATTATATAAAAGTGTGTATTATATTCTATATATAGAATCGGAAGATTAGGAATATGCAGTCCACATAAGCCATTTATACAAGTTTTTATAGAATAGACAGTTATATTCGACCATACCTATTCTTGGGGTTAGGAATTTATATACCCATTTACAATTGTCAGTTTTAATACTTTGCATACTAACCGGTCGGTATGTTATGGGTTGTCTCGGAAAACCCCTGTATTCATATGGACTTATATTCAGGATATAACTATGCGATGTTGTAGTCGATACAGTCGTTATAGTTATACGCATTATTTGCATTATCTTAAAGGTTTATTTTATGCCCCCATTATTAAACCAATAATAATGATTGCTTGATTATTAAAACATTAAGGCAACAAGTGAAGTTCAATCCAGTTCGGTTCGACTCGGTTCGACCCCACCGGGTCATACCCTTCGACCTGCAAGGCGGCGAGTCGGGCGGCCCTTTCTCGGACGCAAACGATGTATAAAAATAATTATCGGATATTATAGATATATACTCTCCGGTATGTACCCGGAAAAAAATTATAGAAAAAATTTTTAGGATGATGGTAAAAAGGGAATATATTCGAGTAGATATAGAGAGGTGTATATGAATAGATTTTATAATACGGCGGGGATAACGGCATAAATCCAGAATTGGTCGCCACCCCGCCCTCTCTCACAGGATTTTAGATGAAAATAAGAGTTGATGTGTATGATAATAATGGGTATGTAATATTTCACTCGGAGAAAAACTCGGAGAAAGACGATGGACTGGATAAAGAATCTGAAGAAAAAAGTTAAGGAATATTTCGCCGGTCAGAAAGATTGGCAGAATGTTCACGAAAAATATGCGGCACCGAAAACTGTAAAACCGATACCGGTGAATGAGGATATAGTAAGACGAGATAAGGTGATAAAATATATAAAGGAGAAAGAAGGAGATTTTAAAACACCGCCTTCGGGGCCGGAAGAAGATATATTAAGACGAAAAAGAGTGATGAAATATATAGACGATGAAATTAAAAAGAGTAGAAGAAGATGATAATGCCCGACCTGTTTTTAATTGAAGAAAGTGAGTTGGAATTTTAGTGGCAGTATACGAAAGAAAATTTCAGAAGGCCACTAGAAAACAGTTGATAAAATGTATCCGATGGTGCCAGAATATCCTGAATCTTCGGGATTGGCGTATAGAGTTTTATATCGGACCAACGAATAAAGACCAGGATGAATACGCAAATACTGAAATTACACCAGGAAATATGTGGAGGTTTATTGCTGAGATATGGTTAGATTTGGTCCTGTGCGAAAAGATGGATGTAAACCCCTATCGGGCTGTCTGTCATGAACTGGTGCATGTCCTGGTGCTTGGAAAGTGCCGTATAAATTGCGTTGGAGAAGAGGACGAACATATAAGTTGGGCATTTGAAGATTTACTGTATGAAAAATTCTGTAAAGATAATAAGATAAAAAAGATGCCGTTTAGGGAGATATAAGGTGTTTGTACTGTTTGTAAAGTTTTGGTTGGCGTTGCCGGTAGCGGCAATCCTGTGGGCATTGGTATGGATTGCGATGGCGAAATTAGTTTCGATGTTTTGCAGGAAAGGTTAAGATGATACCCAGTATTATAGGCGATGGAAAAACCCTGGACCCCGTGAAGATTAAGAAAATATGGGATGGTTTCACGGTTAAGGATTTAACCCTGGAAGAGTTTACTAAGGAACTCGAAGACCTAACCAATCCTATAAAATTAGGTAATGACTTAAATGCAGAGTTGTCTCGAAGGAGAGGTGGACCATAACCAGGGAAGTTTTTGTATCTGACCGCGAAGGAAACCGAGTTCCGCAAAAATGTGTTGCCGCAAATCCTGTGTTGGCACGGACACAGTTTTTATACAGTAATGCCACAGATTCAGATGATTATGTATTCGTAGAACCTGGAAACTATTATTTATTTACTCCGACTATAGGCGGATTTAAACTGGGACTGGCAGATGTTACTGTTGATGCTAATATAATGTGGGTTGCCCAACCGGGAAAAAGTATATTTATACATATTCCGGCAAATGAGGAATATTTACACTTCGATGGGTTGATTCCAGGGAGTCGTGGATATTTAAGAAAATTAACCGGAAAGGAAGATGAGACCTCGACTAATATGTGGAACCAGTTGTTTCCGAATCTGGTTGCATATTATAGAATGGATGATAATGCAGATAATAAAATAATAGTTGATTCGATGGGATACTCTGATGGAACTGCGATACAGAATACCGAGGATATACACGTTGATGGGAAGATTAATGGGGCTTTGAGTTTTAACGGCACTTCTGATTATGTCGATACGAATAATACTTTCAAACCTGTTCTTCAATGTCAAGATAGTAACGGTATTACGATAAGTTTTCAGGCGAAACCAACAAACGAATTTCCTAATTATGAACCAGAGCAAATACTACTCGGTTCATATCAATTCTCCCCTACTTATGAATTTGCAATTACGCTAAACTCTAACGGTAGTATTTATGTGTATTTTGGTGCACCCAGTGGAGGAAACCAGTGTTCTTCTCCTATTGTTTTTAAATCTTCAGTAACTAATTTTCACTATATTACCGTTATTCTGGAAAAAACTCTTGTCGAGGGAGTTACATTTTGCACGATATACATATATTTTGATGGCGTTTTAGTCAAGGAAAGTGATGAACCTTCGGTTGTTATGTTTGCAGAATGGGATAACAATCAAAATTTATATATTGGTGCTGGCAATGATGATGGCACAGCATATTCTCTCTTTTCCGGTTCTCTCGATGACCTTATGATTTTTAACCGTGTTTTAATACAAGAAGAAATAACTTTTCTTTATGAACGTGGAGGTAAATAAAAATGGCAGAGATTTTTCTTTCCGACAATTCTGGAAACAGAGTGCCGCCTGGGTGTGTGGCTGCGGACCCGATTGCGGCATCTGGGGTAAAACTTTATGATGCAACAATAGGTGCGGATATTGAATTGACTGTTGTGGCAGGAGCCAGTTACGTAATTACATGTACCTTGCTTGGCGGGTTTAAACTAGGTATCGCGGATGTGTATGCCAGTGATGCAAACGTACTCTGGGTTGCTACACTTTATGAATCCGTAATAATTAAAATCCCAGTAGGAATAACTACATTACATTACGAGGGTACGGCGAGTGGAGCGACTGGATACATGAGAAAATTAAAATCTAATGCCACTGGGTCGTAAATTATGCCAGCGAAAACTGAGAAGATGAGGCGTATGATGGCAATAGCCGAACATCAACCTTGGAAATTATATAAACGAAATCGTGGAGTGTTAAAAATGACAAGGCAACAACTCCACGATTTTGCCAGTTCGGTGAAAAAATAATGGCTAAGAAAAAATCAGAAAAAGGGACAAAAACTGCTGCTGGTCTGATTCTGTCGAAATTTCTTCGACAGATAGCCACAGAGATGACTGAGTTAGAAAAAAACTTGGATGGTGAAGATGTAATAGTAAGTAAAGCAGAAGCTTTGGCTAGACGAATGTGGAAGATTGCGTTAGGATTTACAGAAACGGTAGTTAGAACTGGAGGAAAAAGAGAAGAAGTAATACATTCCCCCGACCGAGGATTAATGGCACTTTTATATGACAGATTAGAAGGACGTGCCCCGTTAATGTTCTCTGATACTTCTAAGAAAAATATATCAGATAAAGTAGATGAACAGGCAAAAAGTAGAATAGAAAAAGCCGGGGGATTAGATGATTCTGGCCAATGATATATTACGTCCTACCTTACGGACCCCGTTCCCCGGTGAATCCAGGTTTTGGAAATGTCCCAAGACTGGGTTAATAGTTCCGAAATCTGTACAGGAAAATATCGAATGGCGTACAAAACTTTTAAGAAGGGCCGAGAACGACCCCATCTTCCAAAGGGATTTAATGTCTGCCTGTAAAGTTTCGCAGTTATTCTGGATTAATACTTTTGCCTGGACCTACAGACAATTTGAAACCAATTTGGAAACAGGAGAACGTCAGGATTGTATACACCCACATGTACCATTTGTAACATGGGAAATACAGAATGAATTACAGGAATTGTTTGAATGGTGTCTTAAAAATGCCAAGGATATTCTTATAGATAAATCCCGTGATATGGGGGCAAGTTGGTGTTGCATTGCCTTTATCCATTGGTTGTGGTTATTTAGGCCAGAATCTCAGATGTTAGAAATGTCCAGAACCGTAGAATATGTAGACTGGCCTGGAAATATGAAGGCATTATTCCAGAAACACGATTATATAAATGGATGGTTACCGGATTGGATGCGACCTGATGAATGTCTCCCTGAAGAAAGATTTAGGACCAAGAAACATTTGAAGAATATGCATAACAATAGTTGTATTGATGGAGAATCTACTACCCAATATGCCGCTAAAGGTGATAGACGTTTGGTAGGATTATTGGATGAATTTGCAGCTTGCGAAGAAGGCGAGGCTATGGACACGGCCACACGTGATGCCTGTCTGATAAGAATTATTAATTCCACTGTAGGTGGTCCGGGAACTGCATACAGTAGAATTAAAAATTCTGGTAAGACTAAAGTATTTATTATGCCGTTTCACGAACACCCAGAAAAAGGAAATGGTAGGTATGTAAAAGAAACTGAACAGGGAAAGTTTGAAATACGTTCTCCCTGGTTTGATGTGGAAGAAAAAATACGTTCCCCCAAACAAATTGCCACAGAAATTTTAAGGCAAGATATTCAATCTGGAGATGTGTTTTTTACCACCCACAATATTGATAAACATGTTGCCTTATTTGCTAGAGACCCGATTAGTACGTGGAATATAAATTTAAAATCCAGTATTGCCAAGGATGCGATTGGGGATATAGTCAGACGCAAAGATTATTCTTCAGTAGTCATTACTAAATGTTCTACTGGACCATTGCGAGTCTGGACCAACCTTATTATGAATAGACCCGACCAATCTAAAAGTTATATATTTGGAATTGATTTGGGCAAAGGTCAGGGGGCATCTAATTCTGTAGTGTCTATAAAATGTAAAGAGACAGGAGAAAAGATAGCAGAATGGAAGAGTGCGGTTGTTCCGCCTTATGAAATGGCCTATTTGGTAATGGCACTCTCAATTTGGTGCGGAGGTAGGAAACCACACGGTCTTCCATTTTTGAAGTGGGAAATGAATGGTCCCGGATGGGATTTTGGTCGGATAGTCGTAAAACAATTCAGGTATCCGTATTATTATAGAAATGTGGTTCCGGGAAAAATAGTTGACGAGAAATCAGAAAGTTACGGTTGGCATAGTGGAAAACAGAGTAAGTATGAATTACTGGCATTATATGATAGAATGTTGGCTATAGGCGGATATATAAATCATTCCAAAGAAGGTTTGGAAGAAGCAAAGATATATATTTATTTTACAGATGGTGGAATAGGTCCGGCCTATTTAATTGAGGAAAATATATCGGCCAGAAAAACACATGGAGATATAGTTATTGCCGATGCTTTGACATTGGATAATTCTGATATACCTCGCGGAAGAATCGTGGACAATGATATAATACCGGAAAATTCTGCGGGATACAGATTACAACAGATGATAAATAAGAAAAACAGGAAACAAAAATCATGGCGTAGACCCTATGATTTTACCAGGAGTGTAAATTAATGAACGATTTAATAACTCCATCTAAAGTATCAAGCGTAGTAAAACAGGGTTATGAACGCATTGCCCACTATCGGGCCGCAACTGCCATGTTTATAAAAGAATATGTAGGTGCTTATTATAGAAATGAATATGGTTCGACTGGAGAAGAACCATTAAACCTCATGTTCCACAATATTAGGACTATGGTTCCCAATCTGGTGATGCAGAACCCGATAAATAAGGTTACAACCCCCATACTCCCACATAGACAATATGCGGAATTATTGGGTTTGGGATTAAATTTCATAGATGAACAGTTACGATTAAAAAGAATTATACGTGCATGGGTTACTAATGCTTTATTCGGATGGGGAATACTAAAGATTGGTCTGGCGGCAAAAGGACAGATGATACAGTTCGGGGATATTAATATAGACCCTGGTATGTTATATTGTTCTATAATTGGACTGGATGATTTTGTAATCGACCCTATTTGTAAAGTTATTGAGGAGTCTGTTTTTCAGGGACATAGGACGATGGTTCCCCGGCAGATTTTACTCGATATTGATGGATATGACCATGATGTTGTGGTTAATTTACCGGCATCTTCTACGGCAGTAAGAGAAGATAGAATTTCGGATATAACTAAGAAATATATCGGTGTGCAAGAAATGTTGAACATGCAGGACTATGTGGATGTAGTTGAATTGTGGATGCCGGAGATAGACGCAATAATTACTATACCCGACCCGTATCAAACCACTATAGATAAATATGTTGGTATAATGGATTATGAAGGACCGAAAGAAGGTCCTTATGTTCATCTATCTTTTACTCCGCCTGTACCTGGAAATCCATTCCCTGTGGCCCCGGTAAGTATTTGGTTTGATTTACATAGAATGGCAAACAGGATATTATCGAAAATAATGGACCAGGCCGACAGACAAAAAGATGTGTTAATGTATAATCCTGCCCAGTCAGATGAAGCACAAGAGGTAATAGACGCTGAAGATGGTGATACTGTTGCTTCTACTGACCCTAAAGGAATTGCGGTAGTCTCTTTCGGTGGTCAGGATAGAAACAATGAACAGATGCTTCAACAGTTACAAATATGGTATAATTATATGTCGGGTAATCCCGATTTGATTAGTGGAGGAATGAGTCCCGGAGTTAAAGGAACCGCCGAAACTGCTACTCGTTCTCAAATATTACAGGCAAACGCGGGTATAACTATAGAAGATGCCCGACAGATTCTATACGACCAAACGGCTGAGGTAAATAAGAAATTTGCGTGGTACTTACATACAGACCCATTTATGGAACAACCCCTCCCTAAACGAATAAGTGGTAGTGAATATCAACAGGTGATTTTAACACCCGAACAACGTCAGGGAGATTTTCTTGAATATACCTTTGATATAGTTGCGAGGTCGATGTCGAAAGTTGACCCGATGGTAAGGTTAAGAAACATCAGGGAATTTTGTATAAATGTGTTGCCATCTGCCGTTAATGCAACTATGCAAATGACACAGATTGGTCGTCCGTTTAATCTGGAAGGATATTTAACTACTGTTGCAGAAGAAATGGGAATAGGAGACTGGATGAACGGAATGTTCCAGGACCCGGAGTTTATGAATAGGATACAATTAATGATGGCAATGGGTCCACAGAACGCGGGTAAAGGTAGTCCGAGTTCGCAGAATACTACGGCAGGAGTGATTCAGAATAAAGGATTTCCAGGAAAAAGAACCGTGATGAGTCCTGAACAGGAATTTAATACTGCTTCTCAAGAAACTGCTGGCGAGGCACAAGGTCAGAATGAAGGGGCTTACTAATGGCAATAACTTATATATACAAATGTAATGATTGCGACAGTACCATGAAATTTGAAAAAGAAATGTCGCAATTAACATGTAATCAATGTAATAGTGCAAATATGAAACTGCGTAGAATGATAATAGGTAATTCACAACCTGTTGTAAAGAGTGGAGATTATAAGGCAGTCTCGGAATCTTTGGCTATTAACCCCAATCAGATAGAAGAACATAGAAAATTGTTTCCTGATGTAAAAGTACGTGGGGATGGTGTGTTGGAATTTACCAGTTTTAAAAGTCATGATAAATACTTGGAACAAACTGGATTTGTAAAACATCCGCAAAAAATAAAGAATAGAATATAGGAGTTAATATAAACATGTCAACTTTAACACAAAGAAGGAAACTAAGGAAAGGTTATAAAACTGCGGTTGCAACCAGTCCACCTGGAGGTGGCAAAAGATTCGCTGCTCTGGAAAAAGTTGCGGCTGCGGGCGGGGCCACTAATCCGGGTGCGGTCGCGGCTGCAATAGGTAGAAAAAAGTGGGGCAAACAGAAAATGGCAAAATGGTCGGCACAAGGTAGGAAGAATAAGTAATGCCAAAAGGTTGTATAAATTCTGGAACCTTTTCAAAAGGACATAAGCGAATTTTTGAAAAAACGTGCGACCGGTGTAATAAATCATATACATCTAAGTCAGGTTCTAGAAAATGGTGCGATGATTGTAAGTTGATTATGTCCATTTGTCCAATTTGTGGATTACAAAAAGATATTTATGATGAAACTTGTGGACCTTCTTGTGCAGGAAAATTAAAATGGGAACGTAGTGAGAAATTACGGTCTTCATGGACGCGGTCATGCCAAACGCCAGAAACCAAAAGAAAACGTAGTATATCACTAAGTAGGGTTCTAAAAGGAAAACCCAAGTTAAATTTAAGGGGTAAAAATAATCCCAACTGGAAAGGTGGAACCTACGGGACTGAACGCCATAAAGAGATGGGACGAGTTGGGTACAAAAATTGGGTCGTTGGCGTTTTTAAACGGGATGGATACACTTGTCAGGTTTGTAAAAGAATTGGTGGCGATTTAAATGCCCACCACATAAAATTATGGAAAGATTTTCCCGAATTAAGGTTTGATGTGAATAATGGTATAACTTTATGTGTAGATTGCCATTATTTGACTCATAAGAATAAATAATTTTATCCAAGAAAGCAACGCGAGTGCGTAACTCGCCTTACCCTTTTATTAAAGGATATAAACATGGCAGACGAGAAATTGGAAAAAGCCGTTAGTGATGTGGAAAAGGATTTGAAACAAGAAGAGACAGGTCTTACTGAAGCCGAACAAGTAATCGTTGATAAAGCCGAGAAAATTGTGGCCGATGAAGAACTGGAGAATAAAACCACTGGAAGACTTGCAAAGGCTTTTGGTGAGAAGGATGTGTCTACCCCGGATGATAAACCGGCAGATAAAAAAGGTAAATCTAAAAAGACTACCCCAGATGAAGAATTGGCAGTCGATGAGGATGAACCTGATGAATCTACCCCGAAAGAGGATGAAGACAAACCGGCAGACGAAAGTGGTGATGAAGATGTGGTTGTGGATGACGAAGATGTTTCGACAGATGAAAAGGATGAATCTGAAAAAGATGAGTCCGATGAATCTACCTCGGAAGATAAGTTAGATATTCCAGAACCCTATGTCAGAGCCGCGATACATTCTGAATGGACGTTAGATGAAATTAGAACCCTTGCTAAAAAAGACCCTGAGTTGGCGTTAAAGACGTGTAAAAAATTGTATGATACTGTGAATAAATCTTCTGCTGAGTTTGCTTCGTTTGGTCGTAAAAGGATTACGGACCAGGTAAAACAACCTGTTAAAAAAGAGGAATCTAAAACTACTGTAACTGAAACACCTATTGACCTAAAGAAATTAAAAGAGGAATATGGAGATGACCCGTTAGTTGATGTAGTTGAGAAACTTGTTAAACGGGTTGAAGAACTTACTCCTGTTACTACAAGTTTAGAAACGAAAGAGGTTCCTTCTGTAGACCAGGTTAGGGCACAGATAAAAACAGAAGATAGTTTACGAGTACAACTTAACACGTTTTTTGCCGATGATAGTATGAAACTATACAATGAGTTTTATGGTATAGTTCCAAAGGGTGAAATTATTTGGGATAAATTAACTACCGAACAACAACAACACAGGTGGGATGTAATCAATCTAGCGGACCAGATATGTCATGGTGCCATATCTCTTGGTAAAGAAATTACCGTAGAAGATGCCATGAATAGGGCACATTTGTCTATGAGTCAATCCGTGTTGGAAAAGGCCGTCAGGGATGATTTGAAGAAAAAGGTAAAAAGTCGTACTAAGACGTTACAACCCAAGAGTTCAATACCAGTAAAAGTTACTGCACAGAAAAGTGAACAGGACCTTGAAACGAAGGTTGCTGGTAAACTTACATCTGTGTTTGGTAAAAAATAAGGAGATAGATTATGGCAATTAAGCAAAGTCAACTACTTGACCTTATTGCCACTACATTAAATGACCTGCCAAAGCAGGAATTTGAGGTAGGTTGGGATAACCAGGATTATGAGTTTTGTCGTATTTACCAGACCGAAAGAATGGTAATTGACGGCGGAACTCAAATCGAGAGGAAGGTCATGTTAGATGAAAGCGGTAATGCCCACTATCGCAGAGTGTATGATACTGATAACCCCCAGGTTAATCAGGTAATGCACACTATTAAAGTTCCCTGGACTTTAATAGGAACAAATTATTCGTGGGATGAGTTTGAGTTACTCCAACAGAAAAACTCAGCCAAAGGTTTTATTAACCTGATGAAGGTTCGTAGAACTGATGGTTTGTGGTCATTGGCTAATTTGATTGAGGAAAGAGCCTGGAAGACTCCGACCAATGCTACCGATGACCTGTATCCGTATGGCGTTCCGTATTATTTGAATGTCAAAACAACTGCGGCTGGCGGAGCCACAGTAAATGCTTCATCTGGTTTCGTTGGCGGAACTATTACCTATCAGGATGCAACTTATGGCACGGTATGTGCCAACATTGATGCTGCGACTGAGACCAAATGGAGAAA